AGATCCAAGCAGCGGAGTAATGTTACATGCCACTAACCAAGCTCCAGTTCAAACCGGGAATAAACCGAGAGGGCACCAACTACTCTAACGAAGGTGGTTGGTTTGATGGAGATAAGATACGTTTCAAGTCTGGTTATGTAGAGCGTATTGGTGGTTGGCAAAAGATAGCAACAACGACGTTTGATGGTATCTGTAGAAACATGCTAGACTTCGTAACACTCGCCTCCGATAACTTGTTATTTATGGGTACGCACAAGAAAGCGTATTTAGAGGACGGTGGCACATATAACGATATAACCCCTCTCCGCACGACCTTGACCCTCGGATCTAACCCAATCACAACTGGCTCGGCTGGATCTGGAATCATAACAGTAACGGCTAACGCTCATGGTTCTAAAGTAGGAGGATATGTTACCCTTGCAGGTGCAACTGCTGTAGACGGAATTACAGCTAACCAGTTAAATCAAAACTTTGAAATATTAAGTGTGCCAACCGTAAACAGTTTTACAGTAAACACAGGTGGTTCAGCTTCCTCTGGATCAACAGCAGGGGGCGGTGGATCTGTTACAGCGGCTATGGAAATAGACATTGGTCTTAACACCACGTTACTTGGTAATGGTTGGGGCGCAGGTACATGGGGTCGTTTTACATGGGGATCTGGAGCGGGTTCCTTGGCAGGTCAAAACCTACGTCTTTGGTTTTCTGATTCTTGGGGCGAGGATCTTGTAGCAAATATCGTAGACGGAAGTCTTTATTACTGGGATGCCACCAATGGTAAGACTGCTAGAATGGTTGAACTTGCCAGTCTTGGAGGAGCATCTGGAGTTCCAACCACTGTTAGAAGAGTAATGGTATCCGACACAGATAGACATGTGTTGTGCTTCGGTTCAAACCCTATAGGTAGCGCAACCTTTGACCCATTACTAATTCGTTGGTCGAGTCAGGAAAGTGTAACAGATTGGACGCCTACAGCCACAAACACGGCTGGTAGCATACGACTGTCTCAAGGTTCTGAAATTGTTACAGCCATCAGGACAACCCGTCAGATTCTGGTGTTTACGGAAAACAGTCTACACAGCGTACAATTCATCGGCCCACCGTTTACTTTTGGTACAGCTATTCTTGGTACTAACGTCCGTATTGCAGGTCCCAATACAGCCATTAGTGTTAACGATCTGGTGTTCTGGATGGGTCAGGAAAACTTTTACGTTTACGATGGTCGTATTAACCCCATACCCTGTAGTGTAAGACAGTATGTGTTTGACGATATTAATCGAAATCAATCGTTCAAGTTTTTTGCTGGCAGTCTATCAAGCAACTCTGAGGTCTGGTGGTATTATTGTTCTGCTGACAGTGATGAAGTAGATCGATATGTAATTTACAACTATTTAGAAAAGACTTGGTACTACGGCACACTTGCAAGAACAGCTTGGAATGACAGAGCCTCTGGCAATCGTTTGTTTCCACAAGCGCCCGGCACAGATGGTGTGTTGTATAATCACGAAAACGGTTTGGATGATGGCAGCGTCAACCCCCCAGTTGCAGTAAACGCTTTTGTTCAATCCTCTGACTTTGATATTGGAGACGGTCAGCAGTTTATGTTGATTAATCGAGTTCTTCCAGATCTTAACTTTGAGGCATCTACAGCAACATCACCGCAGGTTAAATTTACTATGGGTGCTAGAAATTATAGCGGTAGCGCAGCGGGTCAGGGATCGGTTAGCGGGGACGTAGTAAGATCTTCTGTTGTGTCTGGAGTGGATAACTATACAGATAAGATTCAAATGCGCTTGCGTGGAAGACAAGTAAACTTGAAAGTAGAAAGCAATACGACAGGTGTAAAATGGAGACTGGGTGCACCTAGACTAGATGCAAGACCGGATGGACGACGATGAGTAGAAAGATTGTACGATCTATTATTCCTATAGCACCTCCTCAATATGACTCTGGATATGTGAATCAACTAGCTCGGTCCTTGGACAACTTTATTGATGAGGTTAGAAACCCTCTTTTAAATATACCAAACATGCCGAATGTAAGTGTAGCCAGCGTTTTAGAAGAGGGTGATCTTTTTGAGGACAATGGTTTTGTGAAAATTAAACGTGCAAACGCATTTGCTGTTACAACAAATGTAGGCACATCAGCAGTAGGAACAGTAACGGTGGTGATTTCATGACAGATATTCTTATTATGCCAGACGGTAGTAGGTGGAAACCTTCGACAAGTTCTGATACAGTAGAATGTGTAAGCTGTGGCAACGCAGTAGACACACCGGAAGAAATTGCTTCTTATCCAGATGGCAACTGCCCTGATTGCGGAGAGTCATGGACAGGAAGCGAAAAGAGAAGTACAACTATTGTAGTAACAATGCCTGAACAGATTTCTGGAGGATCGGGTTAATGGCGCAAAAAGAGACAGAAAAAAAGAAAGGGGATTTATTTTCCTCGATTGGCTCTTTGGTTGGTTTGATTGCTGGCGGCGGTAACCCTATAACGGCTATGATAGGGGGTGGCCTCGGTGCGTTGATAGGCGGAGCATCACCTAATCAAGCATTGCAGTCTGGTATAGGTTCTCTTATGCCAGCGATGTTTGCAGGTAAAGCTGGCGGTATAGGTAATTTATTAAGCGTTATGGGTGGAGGCATGGGGCCTCAGTCTCGTGGTGCAAATCTTATGAATATGTTTACGGGTGGTCAGCCAAATCCAATGTCCATGGTTGCAGGTATGGCAGGACCCACAGGCGGAGCAACTAGAGCCACACAAGGTATTCTAAATTTACTTGGCTCAAATGATCCTATTTTAAGCGCGATTTTGATGGAGCAACTAAACCAACAAAGACGCCCACGATTTGAAAATGTTATGAGTCCAATGGAGTTGAGACAATATCAAACAGGAGAACGTAATCCTGATTATCGTGGCACACCTGTTATGGCTGCACAGGGTGGTTACATCGAGGGTCCCGGAACTGGGACCAGTGACTCGATACCAGCAGCAATATATCAAGATGGTGGCAGAGTTCAGGAAGCTGCTCTTTCAGACGGAGAGTTTGTAATGACGGAAGCAGCCGTCAGGGGAGCAGGAAACGGTGACCGAGATGCGGGGGCTGCGAAGATGTATCAGATGATGGATCAGTTTGAGAGGAGAGCCTAATGGCAGAGGAAATTATCTCAAAACAGATGACGCTTCTTCCTGAGTATCAGGAGAACTTCTTAAAAGATCTGTTAGCAAACATATACCAAGTAGATCCTGATACTAAAGAAGTAACGGGTATTGCGTCTAAATCTCCTTTGTATGGAGAACCAATATTAGATGCCTCTGGCAACCAGATGTTTGTTGGTGCCGACGGCACACCAACATCTGACGCTAGCCAAGCACGAGTAGATCAGTACGGCAATCCTGTTATGGCAACAGATGGCGGTGTGGCAGCACCGGACGTTATTCGTTTTACTGATGCACAGCAGAAAGCTCTAAATCTTCTAACCGGGGACGTTGATCCTGACACAGGAGAGTATACTTACTCTGGTATTGGCGCATTTCAAGATGAACTTGATAGAGCCAAGGCTGTACAAGAGCTTGGTGTTGATGCTGTAGACGCTTCTATGGGACGATACGATCCTCAAGGTCAGATCGTCAGAGACGCAGATGGCAACCCAATGATCGATCCTACCACCGGGGAGCCTATGCGCGAGGGTGGATACAAAGACTTCTACGATCCGTTTGTTGAGGACGTAATTGATACGACACTGGCTGACATACGGCGAGAAGGTGATATTGCTAATATCGGAGCAAGAGCCGAGGCTGTAGGTGCTGGTGCTTTTGGTGGGTCTCGACAGGCCATAGCCGAGCAGGAACTGCAAAGAAACATTGAGGATCGTGCAGCTAGAACAGCGGCACAACTTAGATCCGCTGCGTATACAGGCGCACAGAACCAAGCTCAATCTGCTTTTGAAAATCAGATGAAGCGTGGACAGGGCGCAGGTCAGTTGTTCCAGAGCCTTGGCACTGGGATCGGAGCGCTTGGAGAAGCACAACAGGCACTGGGCCAGAAAGATGTAAATGCACTGTTTAACGTGGGATCGTTAGAGCAACAGCAATTACAGTCAGAGTACGACGTTCAACGTGCTGCACAACTCGAAGAAGCATACGAACCGTTTGCTCGGTTTTCATATATGAGAGATATTTTATCCGGCGTTCCGTCTAGCGGCACGTCGTTAGCGGCATCTGCGACACCACAAGCTAGTCCTCTTGCAAACGTTCTGGGTGGTGCAAGTACGCAGATATCTGCGGGTGGAGGGCAACCGTTGCTTGGTGGTCTAGGAACGTTAAGAAGGTAAGGGTTACGCATGCTACAAGGTGGTATTAATAACGCGGCATTGTTTGGTGCATCTAAGGAAAAGCCTAGATTTGCTCGAGATAAGATTAGGCAAATGGGTGGCATTATGGCATCCTCTCCTCAGTTGATACAGGCGGTCCAAGCAAGGTCTGCGCCTCCTGCAATGATACCCAAACCCCCTCCACTTGTTCCTGCGGGTAACATGCCTGTGCAACCTACGTTGCCAACGGCGGTTCCTCCCATGCCTCCAAAGCCACAGCCACAACCTCCGCAACCACAACAACAAGTTGCCGCTGCGGCCCCACAGCCACAGCAGACCATGCCTATGAAAGAGGGTGGACCTATTGATGTGGGTGAAGCACCAAAGGTAACAGAAAGACAAACTCTGTTGTCCTCTTTGATGTTAATTCCAACAATCGCTCCCCTTGTACCAAGGTTGGTAAAGATGCATGGTAGCGAAGAAAAAGCAGAAGAAGAACTAACTAAAAAGAAGTCAGCTATAGATACAGCCGTGGCTTCTGGTAACGAAGAAAACATAGCTAATACAGTTGTTGATCAAGCAGGTCTTCCGGTTAGTGATGAGGGCAAGAAAACATTCGCTCGTAACGCTTTTGGTATGGAAAACGTAAACGACATCGATGAGATCAACAGGCGTATTGCTAACGTAGCTATCAGCGGATCTATTGGTAAAGGCAACGACGCATACGTTAAGGCTGTGTTGTTTGGTCTTAATGTAATGAGAGACACGGCATCTGCCCGGGCGGAGGCTGCTGCTGATGCAGAGGGCGGTGGGTTCTTGGATACTACAAAAGGTAAAGCTGCTTTAGAACTATACACGTCAATGATTGCAAACAACGAATCTCCTGCAAGTGTTGAGGCAAAATTAAATAGAGACATGGGACAAAACATTGGGACCAGAGTTCGCTTGGCTATTACCGGAGGCTCTGCTGCTGCACCGCAACAACAAGCTAGTGCTGGTGGGTTAGAAGTAGGTAGAACCGCTACCAATCCTGAAACTGGTGAAAAGATTCGTTGGGATGGTACTAAATGGCAGACGACGTAACACTTCCAAAAGGTTTTACGCTAGACCCAGTTGCCTCCCCCTCTGTTCCAAAAGGTTTTACGCTAGACCCAGTTGAGGAAAAAGGATCGTACCTATCAGGTGCACAAGGACTTGTGCCCGATGTTGCAGAAGAAATCGGTAAAGGTATTTACTCTGGTATCGTGTCTGTTCCTCAAGGAATCGCGGAACTTGGAGCCATAGGCGTGGACGGTGTGCTTGGCACAAACACAGGCCGAGTAGTTACAGACGCATTCGAAGCAATCAAACCAGAGCTTAAAGGAGCAGCGGGTGAAGTAACCGAGGACCTTGTAGCGTTTGGTGTTGGCTTTATCCCTATCGCCGGGTGGCTTGGTAGAGCAGGTCAGGCTGCTAAACTAGCCAAGGCAGGTAAGCCTATGTCCACTGCTGGTAGGAGTAAATTTACCAAGTCTGCTATCGAGTTTGGTACAACCAAGACAGGACAAAAGGCTCTTGGAACTTGGTCCGGGCTAGCTGGATCTACAGCCGTAGGCGCTCTTGGCTACAGCACAGCCGTGGCAAGTGACGGTAGAGCTACGCTATCTGATAACTTTTCAGCCCTTCCTGATTTCTTAAAAACAGAACAGGACGAGGGCTTGACCGGGCGACAGGAAGCTGGGCGTCGGCTTAGAAACAAACTACGAGTAGGTGTAGAAGACGGTATTTTAAGTGGCGTGTTTGACGTAGGACTCAAGGGTTTGGCTGTAGGGTCTAAGGCTATAGGTCAAACAGAAGCAGCCGGGGCAGCAGCCAAAGCTCTTCGTGCTGCACCTAGTAAGGTTGGCGGTGCGTTTGTAAAAACTTTGGACACCTTAGACAAAGCTACATTTGATGTGGGCGCGGCACCAAAAGTTAAATCTGGTATGAGCGCAGCAACAGATAAATTTAAAGAATATTTTACAGCCTCTCGTGGCGCAGACACAAAGTTATATGAAACAGTTCAAGACGCCAGAGCCAGAGCAGATCTGTATGAACGACAGGGTATGAAAGCTGCGGAAGACTGGAAAAAAGCAGCCGACTCTTTTTTAAAGTCTGCAAAACTACAGGACAAAACGCCTGTAGATGCAGAAAAGCTAGGGTCTGATCTAAACAGTTATTTACTAGGAGCAAACACCGCTCTTGATAAGTATGGAAACAAAGCCCTGATCAAAGCTGCGGATAAGATGATTGATGTTAGGTCTGAGCTAGACGATAGGATTGTAACGCAATTAGAAGAAGCGATTGGTTTTAAAGCTCCTCTTTCTCCTGAAGACGCACGTTTGCGTGGACAACTAGAAGCTCTGGGTGTTACGGATTTACCCGGGAAACGTACAACGTCAATTTCTGAACGTATGATAAATCAGAGGTCTGGTCGTCCTGAACTTCAGGACCCTGTTCTTCCCGGACAAATAAAAGCGGCTAAAGCTCTTAAAGAAATAACAGACGCTCAAAAAAGTCAAAGAGGTTATCTCCGTAGGTTATTCAAAATATACACAAACCCTGTTGAGTTTTATCGTAACTTAGATTTAACGTCCAAAGAATTTGATGACGCTGTTTTTGAAGTAGCTAGAAACAATGTTACAGGTAAGGGAAGAGCGCCCAACGAAAACGATTTATTAATAGCCAAAGCAACCGTGTATAACACTTTAGGTTTAAATACTCTTGGTGGTGTGCCCCCAGAAATGGCTTTAGAAAATGCTCTTAAATCTGCAACGGAGGCTGGAAAGGGTAAGGGGTTTGGTCTTCTTGCAAAAGAACGCCCTGTGCTTTCTTCTGTTGATGATATCTTTATAGAAAGAAAAGAAATACTAGACGCTAGTCCAAGCCTCCGCAAAGTAATGGAGGAAATAACAGATCCTGTAGAAGTATACACAAGAACAATTACAGATATGGCACAAGCCAACGCGGCGGCTGACATGTACACGGCTATGAGGCCCCAAGGTTTAGTTTCTAATTTGTTTGAAGGAGTGGAATCTATTGCAAAAGGTGGTCGTCCTGCTTTGATTGAGGTTCCTGACGCCACAGTCATGAGTCCAGAAGAATATGTTGCGGCTATGGCTCCTTACAACAAGATAGCGAAAGAACAAAACGACATCAGAGGACAAGGAAGATTTACTAAAAACGCAAGTGGAGAACTTATAGAAGACCCCAATTATCTTAAAGGTCAGGATGTGGTTAACGAACGCATGACTGCTTTGAGTAAAGCAGGTTATGTACAGCTTAAAGACAGTAAAGATATAGAACATGTGTTTGGTGGTTCCTACGGAGATCTTACAGGCATGTATGCTTCTCCTGAATCTTACGGTGCTCTTACTGCGCCCTTGAGACTTGGAACAGGGGCTTTGGGTGAGGCAGCTGGGATCTTATCCGAGCTAAGATCATTGTCGCAAAAGATGACGATTGTTCCTAACCCGGGCGCACAAGTTCGTAACATCGTGGGCAACATTGGAATGCTTGCTGCAAACGCTAACCTTGGACGTGAAACGGATTTTACGGACATGCTTAAAATCTTTACTTCAAGTTTAGATAATTTAGACGAGGCAGGGTTAGATCGGTTAGCCAGAAAGGTAGCTTTAACTGGCGTTGCCGACACCAGTTTAGTTACTCGAGCACTGCGGGAATTTAGAGATGCCGGAAGAGATCTAACAACAACTGGAAAATTTGCTAACAAAATAGATTTTTATGAAGGTAAAATGATTCCTTTTATGAGGACTTTTGAAAAGATTTATGGAGAATCAGATACGTTTTTTAAAGGACTGTCTTTGCTTGGAGAAGAAAAAAAGATCCGTAACGCACTAAGTTCATCAGGTCTTAGGGACGATCCCCGAGTTTTTCAAATAATGAAAGAAAATGGATTAGTGCGACGAGATCCCGGTGCTACAAAGCTAACTGAAGGTCTAGATTTTATAGAAGTAATTGCTGGTGACGTCGTAAAAGATACTATGCCAATTTATCCTCGTGTTGGAAAACTTGTAAGATCCATAGACATGGTGCCTATCTTCGGTAACTTTACATCGTTCGCCTCTGAGAACATTCGTAACACTGTGAACATTATGAATCGCGGCCTAAAAGAAATGGCTTTCGAGGTTTCTCCTTCAATGCGTAACGAAATAGGAGATGTGGCGGCGGACGAGTTGACACGTCAGTTTAGAGCGATGGGCGCACAACGGCTCATGTCATACTATGCCGTAGCCAGCATCATACCAAAGAGCATGGTTCGTGCATCCATGGTTGCTACAGGAACCACAGACGAACAAATGGATGCTGTGCGACAGCAGTTACCAAAGTACATGGACGGACATGACATAGTTATTTTGGGCAATGATGGCAAAGGTAAAGTAGATTACATCGACCTTAGTTATGTCAGTCCGTATGCTTTTGTTATTGATCCAGTTAGGGCAGCATTACAGACCTATCATCAGAAAGGTAAGCTCGATAAAAGCGAAGTAGAACAAATTGCCAGTGGCGCATGGCGTGGATTGGAAATGTTTGCAGAACCATTTGGTCAGGAGTCTATGATCTATGAACGTCTCCGAGATGTGTTGCCAAAATCAGAGATTCTTGGTCTTGGTATTGGTCGAGGTGGTAAAACATCTACGGGCGCTGATGTGTATGCTGAAACAGATCCGTTGGGAGAACAGTTTGGAGAGGGTCTGGGTCACATAATGAATGGACTCATTCCAGAGTACGTTCGTCTTATAGGCACAGTAGAAAACCCTCTTAGCTTAGACCCTTTCGAACCGGGCCGTGTATATAGATCGGTTACTGGGTTGCCCGGGAAACGCGGTGAAGAATACAACCCTTTCAAAGAAGGTGCTCGTTTGGTTACTGGGTTTACTCCCATGACTGTGGATCTTAAAAACGATTTTGCATTCAAAGGTCTTGAGTACGGCCCCAGACGCACAGATGCAAAACAATCAGCAACCAAAGTATTGAAAAGAGCAGATGCATCTATGGAGGACATGACTAAAGCATGGTCCAAGTATTTGGACAATCTGTACAGAGAACAATCACAGCTATATGTAGACATTCAAGCCGCCAGAGAACTTGGACTATCTGATTATGAGATAAGACAGAATTTAATAAACAAAGCAAATCTTAGCCGTAAAGAAGTTGGCGCAATTATGGACGGTAGGTTTTTTCCAACCGCTGCTACCAGAGAACTGGCTAAAGATCTTAACGCAATGAGAAGCGCAGAAGGTCGTACATCTGTAGAAAGTAGTATTTCTTTTGAAGAGTTTAATCGTATGTCTTCAGAAAGAATGAACGAGCCTCTTGCTAAATCTGACCCATCTGAAGAAAGACCAGTGGCTCCTTTACCTTCATCTCTGCCTCCGGGATTTAATCTGGATCCTGTTCAGGCACCCGCACCCGCTCCGTCTTCCTTGCCCCCGGGTTTTACTTTAGATCCTTTGAGTTCTCTACCCGCACCACAACTTCCGCAGCCAACGCAAACAGCGTCGGCTAAAGTTAATCCGATTGTTTTAGGAAATGACCCGGCTACACAAGCTCTGGCAAATGCTCTAGGTAGAACCTAGCCAACCTCACCCCAGTTATCGCCAAGTTCATCGTCTACTTTAGAGGGGACTTTCAAGACATCCGACAACCCGTTTTCCATTATGTGCTTGATGTTGTGCGCTTGATCGTCGCCCTCTACTGAGAAGCATAACTCATCATGCACCGTAAGCAAAGGAATAAGTCCCTCTTTATAGCAATCAGCCATAGCTTTTTTTGTCTGGTCGGCTGCTGAACCCTGAATCAGTTTATTCAACGCCTTGTAAGTAAATGCCCTTTTCAGGTTGTTTATGTTGCCGTACTCTTTCTTGGCCTCCTCAAGAGGATACGGTTTATTGTAACCAAACGTCTTCGGCTCCCACAGATGAAACCTGCACTTACGTCCAAGCAATGTGCGTATCTGACCTTGTTCCTCGGCTCTCTGGCTAGCAATACTAGCTAGCTGCTTAACGAACGGAACGTTTGTCCTGTGCTGCTCGATCAAGTTCTTGGCCTCCTCAGTCGATATATCCAACTGTGCTGCTAGCTTACCCACGCCCATGCCGTACATGATACCAAGGTTAACTGTCTTGGCTTCCTTGCGTTTGATGTTTGCCAGATCCGCTACCATCTGGTGCAGATCCACATCTCCCTTGTGGTATTCTTCTACGATTGTATCGACCACTGGGTGACGCATACTGTCTGGCATGCTTGCTGCAAAGTGTACCAACAACCTTGGCTCTTGGCTCGAGTAGTCAAACGACCCCCACTTCTGTCCTTCTTCAGGGATAAACAAGCCACGGATCATCTTCTTGATGTCTGGGTCTCTAGCAGGAATTTGCTGTAAGTTTGGGTTGGATGACGAGAATCGCCCGGTCACAGTCCCACCGTCATCGGATCGAAGCTGATGGAATTCTGTGTGTATCCGTCCGTTCTTCTCGTGCCGTAGGATCGAGTCGATAAACGTGCTGTCTGCCTTGTCGAACTCGCGCAGCTTGACAATCATCTGACATACCTCATGCGGATGGTTGTTCAGATACTGCTTGGTAAACGACGGTGCCCCTGCCTCTGTAGTCGGGTATTCTAAATTCAAAGCCTCGAAGACCTGTAGTACAGATGCCCCGGCCCATGGCTCGATCTCCACACCTGTCTTGCGCTTGATCTCTTTCTTTAGTTCTTTGACCTTGGCCCTCAGTTCCCCTCGAACTACGTCTGCTTTGTCCAGATCGACACGCACACCACGTTCTCTCATGTCCACCATCAACGGAATCAAGCTTGTCTCTAGCTCAAAAATGTGGTTGAGGTCCTGTGACGAGATCTCGATGCCAAGCCGCTCCCAGAGTTTGAGCGTCATGACAGCGTCCTGCTCTGCGTAGGCACCGACAAACTTCGGAGGCAGCTTCCACATGTCTGCTTTGGGGTCAATGCCCCAGTCTTTGGCTGCTGCGCGGAGCATTCGCTCGTCTTTCCGCATGTCGATGTAGTCACGTCCTAGGTTGTTTAGGCTGTAGGAGAACCTGTTCTCGTCCACCAGTGGGGCTGCAACCATCGTGTCGATAATCCTACCCTCTACCTTTACCCCCTCTGCACGGAGCCATCCTGCGTCGTAGGTAGCATTGTGCATAACCTTATCGATGTGTGGAGTAGCCATCTGTTTCTTGAGCCACTTCATTGTCATCTTGGGATCTAAATTGTGACCGTTCTGGTGCCGGATCGGGAAGTATCCCTGATAATCCCCGGCTGCTACAGCTATACCCACGATGTTGCCGTCGTCTCTTGCCCACCCCGGGCCAAGCGTTTGGATGTTTGGATCCCGAGTCTCGAGATCTACAGCAATTGTTTTGTGCTGCGTTAGATCAGGAAACTCTGTGGGTATATTCCAATCAGGATCTAGTGATTCCCCAAGCTCCATTCGTGCCAGTAGGTCAACTGTCTTCTTATCTTTTCTGTCTCTTGCCATTAAAAATATCTAGCCTTTTCTTGATATCTGCCTCGTTTTCACAACACTCTGCTCCGAGTGCTGCATATCCGGCTATGTCCATCCAACTATCCTCGCTATCGAGCGAGTTCAAAAGTCGGGCCATCTTTAGCCAAATCATCATGAGGGCAACATGCCTTGTGGTAATGTAGCCTTGGTGTTTGTGGGCTTCATTCACAATGATGTTCCAACCCTCGAGTATGCGAGTAAAGTTCTCGAATGAATCTCCATACTCTTCTGCTCTTGGTCCGCCAATTATTTCCTTGGCTTTATCTAATACTTCATCACGTTTCATAACTTATACCTATATCTGTGGTCTGTATCCACGAGACACAGACGGTTTTTAGTTCTCGTCAAGCCAACGTACATGGCTCGATGCTCATCGTCAGGATACTTACTGTCCACACACGCCTTGGTTGAACCCAAGAACACGGCACAGTTATCGTCCTCTCCTCCCTTCATTCCGTGAAATGTAGAGATCTTTATGCGTGGATCTCCTGTAATATCTTCTCCACGTCTTTCCAGTGCTTGTATGTATCGCTTCTCACTGTCCCCGAACCTTGCCACATCCAAAGCGTCACGATCAATAGATGCTGTCATACCAAAGTCCTTGACAAGCCTATCGTAGGTCAGGAAACCCTCCGGGTCTGCTGCATCAAGAAGCCCTGCGGACCCACGCTTTACGACGGCCTTGTCTCCTTGTTTTGGAACAAACTCGTACAAAGATCGGATCGAAGGAAGCTCGACACCTTCCCCGGCCTGTAGTCGTCTCCATATCTTCGCTGCTTCTGCTGCTTTTTGATTGACGCTGCTCTTGCCCTTGACCGAAAACAAATGTCCCTCGAGCCATAGCTGTGAGGACCACTCTCGAACAAAAGAATTGGTACGAGCCATCAAGGTCCACGAACCTTGGCTTAGATCGAGATCGTATGGATTCAGTGCCCAGTCGATACGTCCCTCGTTATCTGTTGGGTTAAAAACCTTTTCTCTTCGAACCGATATACGCTTCACAACTTTCTGTGACAGATCGTGTACAACCTTTGGCATGCGATAGCTTTGTGTAAGAACTCTGAAGTTATCTGATGCCCCCAGGAATCTTTTGACATCAACCCCTGTCCACCTGTGGATTGCCTGATCGTCATCCCCGGCGATCAATACACGCTTGGCGCATCGAGCAATCTCGAACACCATCTCCCATTGCAGTGGTGTTAAATCCTGTGCCTCGTCAACAATAAACAGATCGAGGTGAGGCGGATCTCCTATCTGTACATACTTTTCTATTAGATCTGCAAAATCAAACTTATTGGTAGCTGACTTATACGCCTGTAGCTCTGCTTCTACTTTCCGCAACTGAAAGAAATGCAGTGCATGGTTGGCTACCTCGTTGAACTC